ACCTTTGGTAAAACTGTCCATGAAGTCGTTATCGTACTCGGCAACTGGCACATATTTTCGTCCAATTTTTTCGTAATAAATCTTCTTCACTGTTCAACTCCTTCCACCCGCTTGCTTTCTTTAATAGACTGCATTAATTGCTTGTTACGTTCTTTTTGTTCGGCTGCTGTACGTTTGTCAGCATTGCTGAGTTTGTGCATTTCATCGTAGTTGCGGGCCCACTCAACTCCGCGGAGCCAATGTTCCAAACCTTCCAAACTGCCAGCATATATCGAAGCATCTCTGCGGTACACCGGCAAGGAGTCTGCGTCCTTGGGTGTGAGGCTTAGGGCATTGTGATTTTCAGTCCAATCACCATGGGGATATTTGGCAAACTTCAAGCCAAGTTCAGTCACTTGCTTTTCAAGACTGCGAATCTTTTCAATTGTAGTCCAACCGCTCATAGTGCTCTTTCTATCAGTTATTTTGATAGCTAATTATAACAGCATTATGCTGTGTTGTCAACGTCGTTGCCCCACTTGAGAGTCCAAAAGGTGTAATCAACATCTTTGAGTCGAGCAACAACTGCATATCGATGATAGTAACTTATATGATCATGCATCCTATGCCACTCGGGTGTTTCAACTGCATGTTTCATGACCCAGGCGCCCATTTCACTGGCTTGCCATTCCCAAAGTGACTGGGCCGCATACAAGTCTGGATCTTCCACATCGCCCATTTGAAATCGATGCACAACTGTTTTGTATATCTTATAGGCCTTGTCACCAATAATCATAGTATTGTACGTGGCAACGCCTTTTGGTTTAGCCACATAGCCCGATGTTAGTTTGGTTGTTATGGTCATTACATTGCCAAATCAAATTGGATCGGGTCAGGTTCTTTGACTACAGATTTAGTTGGCAATGGAGGAGTTGTAATCAATTTGTTGGCCAATTGGCTACGCTCCTGTGCATTCTTCTGGCCCAAAACCACAATGCCATAATGTTTGTGATCCTTCTCAACCAGCATGACTACACAACGACCTGCTGGATTGGTATAACCTGTTTTACTGATCAGTATGTTATCGAACTTAAAGATGCTGGGATTAGTATTGTTTAATTTAATATGGATAAACTTCTTGCCTTTTGGTACAAGTATGTCTGCTGACTTACCATCGGCATAGCTTCTCAGTGCTTCATTGTCTTTGATTGCACCTAGAAAACTCAGCAACTCATTGGCTGTGCTTACATTATTCTTACTTAGACCTGTGGGCTCTTCGATGCTAGTATGTATTAGGCCTCGACCCTTAATATAAGCATTGGCATCCTTAACAAACTCATCAAACCCGCCAGGATAGGTATTGGCCAAAGTTTCGGCTGCTCTGTTGTCACTACTGATCATCATGGCTTTCATCAAATCGTGTCTGGATACTAGCATCCCATTAGGAAAGCGGCCACTGCTTTTACCTTTTACTTTGACCTTTTCCGTTAACTCTACTCCACTACGCAATATAGTGACAGCTGTGAACAGTTTGGTAATGCTGGCAATAGGACGGACTTCGTATGTGTTAAATGACACTTGGAACTCGTGTTGTTCATAATCATATAACGCATACGCACCACCAGCATACACACTAGTACTGATAAAATAGATTAAAAATAATAGTTTCTTCATACTGTTCCCCAACGTAACGCAAACCAATTGGCATCTTTGCTGTCTTCGAATAGAAAGTCTCTGCCATTGCGTTCATAGGCTTTGTTACATGTTGCTTCTAGCCAGTAGGTGATATCAACAACATGGTTGTTATCCACAAATCTTGGAATCATAACACGATGCCAACCTATACCTTGCAACATGCCCCACAGCACTTCGCGATCTATGTCAGTAGCCATTTGTTTAGCCATGCTGTTAATAATGTCTTGTTCTATATTCATTTACGTGCCAACTCCAACAGCATCTGATAGTTACGATAGGCTTTTTCCACTGCGGGGTTAGAATCTCGCACCTGTCTATCTTCACGTTGCTGTGCCCATAATCGTTTACCTTGCCGGGCATCGGTGCTGAGTCGTTGCATGTGTTCCTGCTCTGCAACTAATCTTGCTAGGTTGTCTGAAGTCAAATGAATAGCCTTCATGGGAGTGATCTTGGTTTCCATTCGGAAATCGTCACTAGAGCAAACATCACGGTAGTAAGGTGCGGGTCTCACATACTGATTGTACACACGACTGTCTTCAACACGGCACTCAAACTTGCCAATAAAATACTCCAAGTCTCCAGCACTGGCTTTTGGGTTCCATTGGTTATGATATTCATCTTGTAAGGTCATATTTCTCTTTCAATATGTTTCCAGTAGTATAACATGCTGGTCAACACTACGCCAAGTAAAACGGCATAAGCCAAATTGAATACCACTGTGGCCACGGTAACTGTCAGCATCACAGCAATGTCTTGTCTTGGCTTACCTTTAAAAGATAAACTGCTCCAATCAAATGTGTGATAGCATACCACACACATCACACCAATCAAAGCCGCAATGGGAATGGATTCAATTACAATGCTGGCAAACACAATGTAGGCAAGAATAGCCAGGGCTTCAACTATACCTGCCAAACGTTGATGTCCACCTGCTTCTAGATTGATAACTGTTTGTCCAATCATAGCACAGCCTCCCATGCCTCCAAAGAAACCAGTCAACACATTACCTGCACCTTGTGCCATACTTTCTCTGTTGGGCTGATTTGTGCCGCCTATAGTTTTGTCCACTAGATTGGCAGTGAGTAGCGTTTCAATTAAGCCAACTGCGGCCAGTATCACGCTGTAAGGCAACACAATCCATAGCGTGTCCCATGTGAATGGCACAAGGGGTAAATGGAATGTAGGCATGGCTCCGCTGATATGAGCTATGTCTCCTACTGTTTTTGTTGTGATGCCAAACACATATACCACAGCAGTCACAAGCACAATACCAAACAAACTGCCAGGTACATGCCGAGTAATCCGCGGAGCGACCAGTACTCCAATTATAGTTACACCAATTAGTATTAACATAGAACATAAGGCAAACCCTTGGGCAGGGATTTGATGGAACTGTGCCATAAAGATTACCAAAGCCAATCCATTCACAAAGCCAGTCATTACACTGGGGCTTACCAGTTTAATTAGCTTGCCTAATTTGAACGCTCCAAACGCAAACTGTATCGCACCCATGAGTACAATACAGGCAAACAAGTATTCAACTCCATGTGTTACTACCAGTGCGACACTGACCACAGCAAGGCTACCAGCACCTCCGCTAATCAAGCCAGGTCGGCCACCAAACAAAGCAGTGACTAGTCCCAACACCACTGCGGCATACAAACCTACTAAGGGATTAACATGTGCTAATAGTGCAAAGGCCACAACCTCTGGCACCATAGCAAGACTTGTGGTAATACCTGCTAGGGTATTGCGTGTTATTGCCTGTGTGTTCATTCTGCCCACCTTAGCACAAACCACATGGCATCTTTTTCGTTTGCAAAAAAATAATCAATTCTTTTAGCATCGTATGAATTGCCATGTTTGTGTATGTCATTAGTGATGTAACTTGGGCAATATTTCTTAGCCCATTCCAAAGGCCGCCATACTGGATCATAAGGTAGTGTAACTGTCATTCTGCCCACCTAATTAAAAACATGGTGATTTGCTTTTCGTTTTTAAAAAGCCAAACATTAAAACTCATGCGGGTACCACAACGGCATTCTTCTGTCCATGCCTGTACAGGATCCATATCCGTTTCCTGCAGGCCTCTTCCAGGTCGATTTTCCGGCCGGATATCATCCACATAGGCCTGTAGTTTGAGTCCTGGTAGTCGTTGCCATTTGATTTTGGGAGTATATGTCATGCCCATGGTTGTGTACCAGTTTTGTAGTAAGCTATTGACATATGACTTGCCCATACCACGACTGCTTGTCAGCAAATATTTTCCAGCCATGGCTTGCATTTTTCCCAAGTACGATAGATGTGTGCGTGTCCGCCTGCTTTGATCCATTGTTCGCAGTTGCTGGTACGATCATCAATTAGAATGTCACCAGGTTTGCAATGACGCCACTTGTCATGACTGAATGGGCCAAGGAATACTGTAATGTCTGGGAAGTGTTCGTGTGCCCACCATACCTTATCACTGGCGGCATAAGGCATTGAATAGTCGTGCGGTAATGCTGTTAAAAAGAACAGGCCGGCTGCTTGACCATTTGCCACAGCATCGCGGCAATATTGTACCAACTCAACAGCACCTGGCTTTAGTGGCAATGTGCGATAAAAATGGCTGTCTTGTTTAACACGTTCCCAATCCTCTTGCGGAATACGTTCGTTGGTGTCTTTGTTCCAACGCATCTTGAGAAAGTTTTGTGCGGCTGTGTGCCAATCGGCCACAACATCATCCATGTCCAAATATATAATCATAGTTTTTCCTTTGTCTCTTCTGCTGGCATTTGCTCGCTCCAACGCAGTATAAACCAATCACGTTGTGCGGCATTTCTAAAACTCCAAAATCCCGGGCCCATGCAAGTACCACAATGGTTTTCAGTTGCCCAGTCTAACATTTCTTTTGCAAGTTCGTTTGAGAGTTTGTCAGATTTAAAAGTGATGCCTGGCAATTTCCACATGCCAACTTCAACATGTTTCATATTACACTTCTGGTTTGACAAAGATAGGTGTGCGATCTCTATAGCCTTCAAACACTAGGCCATCCAACAAAGACACAATGCCTTCTAACTTGTCTGCTGGATGTTTAAGTGTTTGACGCCCACGATCATTGATCACAGTGTACTCCAACTCTGTACCGGGAGTATAGTCTGCTGTGGCTGTGGTTTGAAAACGGAATAGGTGTTTTAGTTCGTCAATTGTCATTTGTGGTAAAGTCCCGTATAATTAAATTCAATGCTTCGATACGCATTATGTTGCCGCTGACATCTTCTGGATGTAGCCACTGCCCGTCTGGATTGTCTTTTGTGCGTGGATTCTTCTTCCACTCTTTTAATTCTTTTTTAAGATATGCACGATAATCTTGGAGATTAAGATATGTGATCTTGTCAGCTGTTTCACCATCCAATTCAATTGGACCAATTCTCTTACTCATTTTTTACCCCAAAGAAATTTAAATGTTAAGCCGTCCATTAACCCACGTTTGAAGGAAGTTTCAGGTGCCCAGAATATGTATCCCACAACAACACCTTGTGCGTACATTAGCAACATCAATAGTGCTACAACAGTGTCACTCATATCAATACTCCGGTGCTGAATAGTGCTTGTACTTCTTGTACATGGCAAAGCCGTCTGCACCGTAAGCAGGGCAAACTAAGATATACTCGTTCAATTTATCTTCTTGTACATCACCTGCAACACCGCAGATAAAAGGCTTGTCAACTCCATACAATGCCTTGAGTTCGTCACGCATACGTGAATTCTCACGAAGCATCTCAGTGTCAACTACGGTTTGTACCACTGGTGCCTTGAGCGAAAACACTTCGCAAAAATAGGCAAACAGCTCATCGTCGGACAATCGAGCAAACTTTGAGTGCTGTATCCCTGCATTTTCCAATTTTGTTTCGATAATATCTCTCATGCTAATCCTTCTTATTGATAAATTCAGAATACTTCAACAAAAACATAGTATACTTATGTTCGCTATAAAAGTCAAGACGGATTGAATGTTCGTGCCGTTTGCCCCTGTACCAACCATCATTCAATACTGAGTGTAGATCAAATCCAGGTTCTTTGGAAGCATATGTGTCTTCTACCCATTCCTGGTGCTCCCTAACAGTGAAGCCCAATAGCTGTTTCATCTTGTGTTTGATCATGAACACAGTTTTTGGATACTCAGTGTGCATGTCCTTACGGATACTTTGCCATTGCCTAACTGACAGTTTTAGTGTAGGCATTTTGCTCCGAGTCCCAGTGACGTGTGTCATATATACGAAACGATACGCCATATCCCAATATGCCAATGCTGATCTCAATTCCAGCATGATCTTGGCAGTGTGTCCAACGAACATCACAATCAAACAACATTGGACTATAATAGCTGTGCTCCAGTTCCCATGCTTTGTGATTGAACAACAATCCATGTACACAACCAAGATTGTTGAAGTAATCCCAAGTATCAAAGGGATTCTTCAGCTCTGCCCTAATGTTTATGATATTCATGATTGACTCATTTGGTATCGGTATTCTCGTTTAAGCCAATACTTGTACATGGCAAAGTATTGCTCCTGTGTATAAGGAAGATCGCGTATTTCTCTGTGTTCGTCGCAGTTTTGCAACCATAGTTCGTGTACCCATTGTCTAAAGTTCATCATGGTGCTAGCTCTCTAAGTTCTGCATCCAAATCATTCTCTACAAACTTGGCTAGAATATCAAAGTTAGCTTCTGCACGTTGTATAGCTTCGTAAGCCTTTTCTAGTGCAGGATTGTTTTCAATCAGAGTCTTTCGATTCAAATCTAATTGCCGTTGAGTACGTGCCCATTGTAGCAGATCTTGTGTTTCGCCATCCAAACTAACGCTGGGATATGCTGTGGCCAACTGTTGCCAACCCGTGCCATCAAACACTTGAAAGTCTGATCCATTCAATCTAATCATGCCTTGCATGGGATTATTGATATTTTGGTTGATGTACGGTGATACATTGTTGCCACCGTTTACAATAACACCTGGGCCGCCTGTTAGATTCTTAATCATCGTGCTTTCTCCGCAAGCTCTCGATATCCAGCCCATGACGGATGTATCTTATCCTTTTGCCAACGAGTTGTGGGTAGCACAGTATCATTAAAGTGTGCCGCAACTTCACGCACTTGATGCACAATCAATGGCTTGGATTCAGTGTTGGGCAAAATCCAAAACACTCTGGCATTGCCTTTGATTTTGGTACGGATATTCATCAGCACGGCATAAGTGTCTGCTTTGACCCAATCGTTGGTACCCAAACTGATAATCACAGTTTCAGCTGACAAGTTGTTATCGCCAAACTTTTTATTCCAACCCAAACTGGTGATGCCACCTTGTGCGTATGCCACACAATCAGGCCTAAACTGTGCAGTGCCCACAGCAATGCTGTCTCCAATAATCAAACAATCAATCATAGTTTCTCTCCACAATGCGGACACAGTTTGGTATTAACGTGTCGCATTTCTTTCAGTGTTCGGTTAAGTTTGCGGGCCTCGGATAGCTGACTTTTAATCATCTTACGATTTCGTTCACCCTTAGCCTTGCTCAATTCTGATTTGAGGTGTAGCTTCATTTTGGCCAAACGGCCTTCGAATATTTCAATAAAGCCCGTTATGCCCGGGCCACTGCTTGCTGGTGTACCACTCATTTGCGTAGTCCTTTGATATCTTTGTATTGTACACGTATGTAACTGACCCACTCGGTACCCAGCTTCATGGGCAAATCCAAATGGACGCTTACCCTGGGTCCTTCTGACTCATTCACCATGTTGTCAGTATAGGCAGTGCCCACGTAGGGTATGCCCTTGTATGTACCTTCTACCCTATCCCCAAACTGATATCGGGGCTTGGGTCTATGCATGGCAAAGTATTCAGCTAATGAGCTCATAGTTCAACTCCAAAATTTCGTTTAATGTCATCTCCGCAATCTTTATACCCGTATCCAAAATCAGTATCAACCCCACCAGCAGCACGGCTATGGTCATAACAAACTTCAGCACATTCCCGAATAATCAACTCGGCGAACTTTGTCATGACAGTTGAGTCCAAGGTTTCACTTGGATGATACATATACACCGCATCACCCCACACAGCAATACCAGCCTGTTCAGCAAGTTCTTTAATTCGTTCGTTCATTCTTCAACTCCGAAATGTTCTTTAATCTGTTTAATGTGTTTCATTGACCTTTGATACTTTTCAGTATCGTATCCATCACGAGTAATTCCCATTTGGATAGTTAGAATACATTCTTGCACAATCAACTCGGCGAATGTTTCCAGAGTCTTTGCGGAAACACTAACTGGACTTCCTTGTTCTGGATAGCAAACCTCAATAGCATCGCTATCTTCCCAAAGTTCTTTAATTCGTTCGTTCATTCTTCAACTCCAAAATGTTTTTTAATATGTTCAATACCTAGCAATCTTCCGTTGACCCAACCACGATAGTAGTCAGTAAGTTCTTGATGATGATTCATAACATGCTCTGGTATCATTAGAATGTCAGCACATTCCCTCACAATCAACTCGGCGAACTTTTCTGGATTCAACACCGTTATATAATTGCTATACATCTCGCCAGGTTTAGCATCACTTCCACCATATTGATACTTTTCCTCAAGCGATTGGTTATAAAGTTCTTTAATTCGTTCGTTCATTCTTCAACTCCGAAATGTTTCTTCAACACATCTCCATCAATGATTTCTTCGCACTCTTTCACTCCACGCTCCCATCGCGCCATCATAGCACGAAGGGCAGCAATGTTTTCACGATTGTGAAACATATCTCCTGAAAATATTGCAGCGTCAATAGAATCCATTGGGCCGGCTTCTAATCGTTGGTACTGTGAAGTGATCATTTACATTTCTTTCCAATCTTAGTTACTGTCTATGCATCTATTATCTCAGAGTTTGGTTGAAGGATTTCCAGTGCTGCTTTCGGCATAATGCACCACAGACTGTGGGTGAAATCGTCAGACCAAATACCAAAAACTCCATACTCATCTGGATGCATCAACTTTTTTCGGTGTTGATCGGCTTCGTCAGCAGTTGAGAATCCTTTACTATAAGCCGTGAATAATGTGTTCATTTTATTTCTTTCCAATCTTGGTTACTACTTCTACTTTGCTCAATTGCAGTTGATAAAGGAATCTACGGTATGTCCGCAATGCTGCAATGCTCATTGGATCTGTCTCACCTTCAAGTTCAGCAAGTTCTTTAATTCGTTCGTTCATTCTTCAACTCCGAAATGTTCAGCAACTTTGCTTGCAATTACCGTTGATTTAACTTTATGACCTTCATATTCAGTGTCAGTTCGATAACATACATCCATACATTCTCGCACAATCAACTGGGCGAACTTTTCCAAGTCAATGTTGTATTCTGAATAACGATGGTAGCATTGTTCAGCAAGTTGTTGAATTCGTTCGTTCATAAAAACCACTCCATGTAAATCCAGGCCACAATGCAAGCAACATTGAACCATACAGCAAACAACACCATGTAGAGCATCACCTGAGCCCGCCGTCCTGCTTGTTCACCTTCGTTCATTCTTCAACTCCTAATGTTGCGGGATTATGATCTAGACGGTTACCGTTATCGTCTGAATAGAAGGTGGCATCATCGTCTGTTATTGTAACACACAAATCGCTATGAAGCAAGTCATAATCGGTGAACTCACCCAAGTCTGTGTACACACGAAACTGGTACTTGCCCTGGGCTGTGTATATTAAATGGCCTTCTACTCCGTGTGCTGACAGTTTCATTCTTGTGTCCTTTGTGGGTAATAGTAATAACAATAAGGCCTGTTGGTGTTCCAATCTCCGGCCATGCCATCCAAATGCTGTAGGCTATCCACAGCACGATCTGTCATGCTGTCATGCTGATGCACAATCCATGGAGTGGCACGCCTTGCCCGCAGGTATTGCATAAGATAGATCCGGCTTTGTTCCAGCTGATTCATTCTGTATCCGTTCTTTTATCTTCGTTGGAGCGATATGCCATAAAGAACACACCCACGACAAATCCCATTACTAATCCCCAAAAGAAACTCATAGTTCAACTTTAATTTTATCTTTGGGAATCTGGTTATAGGGCATGTTGTGTTTGAGGCTCTCTTCCATGATATGAGCCAAGTCATCTTCAAATTTTGTATATCCGGGATTGGCTCGTAGTCGTTGCCAAAATGGACTATTGGTGTCATTGCTGAACACTTCCTTGATACTGGTTTTATATGCCTTCATTCTTCAACTCCAAAACGGTCTTGAATTCTTTGTTCAATCTCATAGCATCTATCCAGCGCCCAGTCATCGGGTTCAGAAATGTTTCCTACATTATGTGCAATATCCATACATTCCCGAACAATCAACTCGGCGAACTTTTCTGTGTTAAACCCACATTCAGTTTCAGATTGTTTCATCAATTCTTTGAGCAGTTTATAGTTCATTCTTCAACTCCGAAATGTTTTAAAATCTCTTCTGCCAATTCTCGCCTACCCCTATTGTAGTCAGATACGCCACCAACTACGACATTTTTATATTGTAATTTAACACATTCTTTGACAATCAGTTCGGCTAATCTATCAATCCGGCTAAGAAAAGCTGGGGCTGGTATGTTATAAAACCCCATGTCCTCGCCGTAGCTGACAAGCCCAGCTTCCTCAAGCAAGTCTTTAATTCGTTCGTTCATTCTTCAACTCCGAAATGTTCTCGAATCTCATCACCCATGGTTCCGCCACCGTTTGATTTTTCACGCAGGATAAAATCCACTTTACCAGCACATTCCTTTACAATCAACTCGGCAAACTTTTGGTCATTATCTCTCTGAAACGCATAGTGCGCTTCCGGGTAAGGTATTTTGTTTCCTTTAGCCCAGTCTGCTCTAACTTCTGCTCTAGCCTGTTCAGCAAGTTGTTTAATTCGTTTATTCATTCTTCAACTCCGAAATGCTTCAACACTTCACCGCCAATATCTTGTTCATTTGTATCTTGTGCCCAACTAGCACGATTGGCGCATTCCCGCACAATCAACTCGGCGAACTTTGCTACATCTTCAAATGGGACTGTCCCTGTTCCGTCAAATAATTTTGCTTGGTAAGCAAGTTTTACAAATCGGTCGTTCATAGTTCAACTCCAAAATGGTGTTTAATCTTTTTAACAGTGTCCTTGTCATGTTCCTTTAATGCCCGAACTCTTTCGTTGGCAAATGGCTCATGTGGGTTTAGTATCATATACTTTTGATCCACAAACAATTCTGCACATTCCCGAACAATCAACTCGGCAAACTTTTTTGTCTCAATTGTAAGCTCTAATTCAGCCTCTGTGGCAAGTTCTCGAATTCGTTGGTTCATGTGCATACTCCAGTAGTTCGGTGTATGATAGTGTATTCGGGTATGGTGACCACACTGAGCAATACAATCCACAACAAGGTGGCTGTGATGATGCCCAAGCAGAACTGTTTCATGCCAATTCCAATTGCTTAACGTGTTTGCAAGCACCACGATAGGTGTAGCCTGGGCAGGTGCATGTGCCCGCTGATGTGTCCACAGTGTAGGTTTGACCTTTGCTGCCCTCAACTGACACCACGTGGCTGGCCACAACAGGTGTTTCAAATGGATTGGGCGAGACCACGTCAAACTTACGTGCTCGTCGATCAAAGCCTTTGATGGGCGATTTGAAGTAAAATGGCACAGTAGTACCTGAGCGTATGTAAGCAATCAGTGTGTTGCCATCCAGCAGATAAGTGTGATTGGCAGTGTTACCTGGCCACGCAGTGGTTTCCAATAGGGCTTGCATAAAGAACTCATGTAGTTGGTATGTGATGATTATAGCAGGTGTGGCCCGTGAAGTCAAGGGTCAAGATTGCCAAACCCGAGAATCGGCTGCGAAAAAATTTTTGAGCATTCAGCGGCCAAAATACGGGAAAGCAATTCGAAACGCCGCCCGGTACAAGCGCGGTCGCCGTTTCTCTTGGTGATTCACAATTCCCATGTTACAATATGGTATGACTAAATGGATCACAATACTCACTGCCCTATCACTGCAAGGCTGTGCCACTGCATACACAGTGACCTCCACGGCCACATGGGTTGCAACTGGTAAAAGCGTAACGGATCATGTGACTAGTAAGCTCACATATGGTGATTGCGATGCAGTTCGTATGATAACAAAGCTAACTTACTACTGTGAAATGACGGATCCAAGTAAGACATACAACCGTACGGGACTGTGAACATAGCTACGCACAGGAGACCCCGCTGTTGATGTGTGCGTATACACGAGCAATGACTAGTTTATATGTTTGATCAACACTAGTATAATGCCAACACCCAGCGTGCCTGCCAGCATGCGCAGTAACCATAACAGCACAGTCAGCAGTAGTTCGGTTAGTAGTTGATTCATAGTGTAGGAGACCCCGCTGTGCGTTATGTGTATATGTCTAGATTGGGTCTATGCACCAAATGGCAGTCTGCTAACATGGCTAGACTCAATCGGTCTTCCCGTATGTAGAAGCGTATGCCCAGGGGCTGTGCTGAGTATGAGTAGCTACAGAATCCCAATTGATCCAGGGTGTCTGCATCCACAGTGTATGAGTCGTAACAGTATAAGCGCATACTGTATATAGTCAAACCAGTACGTTAGGCCCCGCTGTGAGCTCTGCGTGTACAAGCTGTGTGCAGTTAGGCCCCGCTGTTGATGTGTGCGTGTATAGTGGTTAGGCGGAGATTTTAGAGAAATGTAGATAGAAGATTGGGATGATGGGAGTAACCATTAAAACTATGCCTCTCTGCCCCACCCGGGACCTCATCGCTAGACACCGTACGCCACGGTCCGGAACCCCACTCTTGATTCAAAACCCCAGAACCGTTGCACTTTATCACACTATTCTGCACTTTTCCACATGTTTCTAACCTGGCAACCGCACTCGTTGCCCCTGTACGCTGGGTGGCGGTGAGTCTAGATGCACTTTAGTACGCATTCTTTATGTGTTGTGTCACATAATATAGTCAGTGAGTCCCTATATATGCTACTCAACACATATTTGCTGTACAGTGTATATACAGTAAGGCATGGTGTCTCACTAGATTAACCAACTCAATAGTGCTGAACCATATAAGTACTATGTACACTGGAGGAACACTAACATGATTAACAGTCTAGCTCAAATACGTTTTCCAACTCATCAAGTCGTCATCAGTCGCAGTGATGATTACATACACATATTCAAGTATACAGACTCAGCATGTGCATATGAAGTATTCACTAGCAGTATAGCGGCAGGTGATTACTTATTAATAGAACCGGACAGTCAGCATTATCGTGTGGTAATAGAAGGTGATGTTGCTTGGATGCCTATATATTGCAGGCCTTCACCTTTCCTATAATACATTAATTGTATTAAGGCGGTTCAAACCCGTATCAATTGTCATATAGAGGCGGGACCCAACCCGCCCAAACTCGTTTATCAACTCGTTTAATATTATGTGGATAAGTCTGTGGATAACTTAGTTTAGGGGCAGTGTGAATAACCTGTGCATAACTTTATCCACAGCCCCTTAATCTCTCGCCCAAAAAGTTATCCACAGCTTATACATCAGTTATCCACAGCCGAAAACGTGCGCAGCCCCGCCGTCCATCCCCACTATGTTCGAACATGAGTGTATTATAACACGTTTTGGGCACAGTGTCAAACGTGTTAGCAAAGACCCTGTTAGCAGTGTGGGTATTTTTTTGACTTGACGTTTTGGGCATTGTTTGCTATAATACACTATGATGAAAACAAAACGAACTGCCCGTAAAGACTGCAACTACGTTATCTACGTAGCCGAGCACAACGGCTCTGCTTACATTGGACTCACCCGTAAGGGCACTGTAAGCATCGCCAAAGCTGTCAAAGAACGGTGGCGTAAGCATATCAGCAGAGCCCGGCACGAGGACAGAGACTGGGAACTGTACAAGTACATCAAATCGGGCAACTGGGACGGATGGACTCATACAGTACTAGACATCGTGCGTGGCCGTGCTGAAGCGTATGCATACGAGCGTGAGCTTGTAAAGCATATGGAACCCGAGCTGAATGACCAGTACCTTTGAAGGGTTATTGACACACTCTTCAAATGGTGCTATAATACATACTTAAACAACAAAGGAGCGAAACGATGAAGTTTACACAAGCAACATGGCAAGAGGCAAACGGCACTAGCCTGCAGGGTTACATTAATGCAACTTACGCAGACTTGGTAGAGCGTTTTGGTGAGCCCGAATGTGGTGGTGACAAGACTACAGTGGAGTGGGTGCTGAAGTTTGCGGACGGCACTGTGGCCACTATCTATGATTGGAAACTTGACGAGACGCCCACTGACATGTATAATTGGCACATCGGCGGTAAAAACAACACTGCTGTCACTCGCGTTACATCCACATTCAAGCAAGGAGCAACTGTATGAAACAGAATTACACCATGTACTGCTACAAGAAGGACCGCCGTTGCAAGACTGGCGAGAGACTGTTCTCCACCACAGTGTGGCAGGACCGCACACTGGAGGGATTGGAGCGGGAGATGCGTGACATGTCACGTGACCTATATCCGGGCACTGACTGGCGGTTTGAGTTCGTTCCCACAATGAAGACTGTGAAGAACTTGATGAGTGGCAAAGACATTCAAATCCCACACGACACACCTCGCTCGTGCGATCCGTCAAGCGAACTCTACTGGAGCATGTGATGAAGAACGAGATTGAACGCTTGAACTTTGTCATTTGGGCAAAGACTCGTTTCCCGGGCTTTACCACCAATCATGTACAGTATACCAAGGCCAATCGGGCATGGCGGGCTGTGGCACGTAAAGACCCTATGGTTGACAAGGTTATTAGATCCTGCTATAATTAAGGCTACAGTAAACAACTAAGGAGCGAAACTTATGCGTACACAGACAACCCGACTGCTAGAGATGATGGACGAAGGTCTTATCTCAGCCCAAGCCATTGCTGAGATGGCTCTGGCCTACATGAGCGAAGACGATGTGGCAGACATGATGAGGGCCAATGACATCCTGGAGGAAGAGGATGATGGGCAACCCAGCGAATCCCAGGAGTGGGAATCGTTTGACGCAGACTGCTAAGGAGCACACTATGACACGCTATTACGACGAACTGGCCGTTTACGAACGCAACGGATTTGATATCATTGTGGACAAATCATATGAAGACCTGGATCCCAAAGACTGTTTTGATGACGACTGCTTCAACATCAAAGAAATGTATTCCGACATCGAGTGCGGGAACCTTGACTGGTTCATGCTCCGTGTCCGAGTTATGGTTGAGAACATCGAACTCAGCTCGGAGTTCTTGGGCGGATGCTTATACAAAGACGCCCGCGAAGTCCTTACAGACGGCACGGCAGAAGACCTCATCGACATGGCTCTGACTGAAGCCAAGAAGGATGTCTACAGGCTGTACAAGAAGTTCCAGGACATCAGCTGGGAACTTGACGCACAATCGGTTTGATGCTATAATAAACACTTAAACACACACAGGAGCGAAGATGCTAACCATTCAACAAGTGAATTCAGCTATCATGTTGCAGACATGGACCAATGAGCAACTGACCAGCATGATTGATGCAGTCAAGTGGAATCGGGCTACATTGGCCAAGATCACCAAACGTAGCCTCAGCATTGGTGACAACGTGAACTTCACATCCAGCAAGACTGGTGTGAATGTAACGGGTGTAGTGACTAAGATTGCCATCAAGTATGTCACGGTGAAGACTGTGCAGGGCTTGTGGAGAGTGCCAGCCAACATGCTGGAGAAGGTTGAAGAGGAGTGGACTCCGGACAATGCAGACTTCAACGACAGAGGTTCACGTCATCACTATTGATTGACAAGGATAGGTTCATGTGCTATAATAAGCACATGAACAGTTAGATAAGAGTTAAAGGTTACCCACACCGTTAGGCACTGTAAGACGCGAGCACAGAGGGCACTCTACGCAATCTTACAGTGTATGAAATAGGAGCAAAAGCTCTGGAGATGCGGCGGAGCATGTGGGAAGTAATGACCGTCAAGGCCCGTGAGAGATGCGCTTACAGGTAGACATAGATTGACAATGGTTCCTTTAGTTCTTTTCTAACTGAGATTTGCCGAGGTAGTCCTCTGGGAGGGCAACGGATTGTCTATCCGACCTAGGCGGGTTCGATCCCCGTCCTCGGCGCCATTCAAGGCATTCAGGTAGTCCCTGATGTAAGCCCAATCCATGAACTGTTGTTTTTTCACAACACCCAAAAAAAGACCTGGTTGACATCAGGGTCTTTGCACAAGCTGTTGACGTTTTGGTGGAAGTACGCTATAATACATGCATACACACTAAAAAGGACACACAATGCTTACACAATGCATAGCAAAAGCAAAATTAGTTTTTAACAAAAAACTCAAAACTTATAAACTTGTTGTAGCGTTTAACGCACACAAAACAATCAAGCCAAACGGGGACGTAAAATACAGCTTCCCTACGCAAGCAAAATGCAATTATGTAAGCGGAGATTTGCTTGCAGACAATTTGCAAAACGAGCTTGCAACTGTACTGCCTACAGTTTATGCAACATTACGCACAAACAGCGTAGAGTTTGTAGATTAATACTAAAGTTAATGACCTTACCAGCTGTAGGGTTATTACAGCGCATTTGACATTTTAGCCAAAATGCGCTATAATAACAACTTAGCAACAAAGAAAGTAACAAAAATGGGAATTTACGCAAGCACAGTTAACGCATATGCAGAATCTGCCGCTCGTGCGCAAGTGTACACTATGCAAAACAAATTGCAAAGCTACGGACAAACAGCACAGCAACTAAATGTTAGCAGTGCAAAGTTCCGCAGGGACATCGAAACTAAAAAAGCAAAGTTTATTGCAAAAATGCAAAAAGACAAAATTGCAAAAATGCAAGCAGAGATTGCACACTTGCAAGCAACAGTTTAATTTTTAAGGAGCAAAACATGTTAGAAAACACTTTTACATTGCACACAAACGGACGCGGCTATTGGTCGCGCAAAGCAACTGCTGTAACTGTTGAGGCGCTAGACTTGCAGTACATTACAAACGACAAGGACTTTGGCGAGCTGTGCATACACTTTAACACAAACGATTGGGACACAAAAACAGACGGGCTTATATACACAGACAAAAAGTTTATGTCGGAACTGCGCACATACTTGCAAACTGTGGGCTTTACGCAAGCGGAAGCCGACGACGTTAGCTACAGCGAGCAGGGGATGCAAAGCGACAATTATGTTAGCTGTGACGTAGGGGCTGTGTTTATAGCGGGCTTAGAGCGTTTAGAGCCGGAGCATGTGCAAGCTGTGTATAAGGAGTGCGAGGATGTTTAACGTAACATGCAAGCAACTAGACGACACACTACAATGGACGGGTGCTGTTGCAATTATTGCGGGCCATGTGCTTAACGCTGTAGGGCCTAGCATGTACCCCTACAACATTGCAGTATTTGCTGTGGGCACGGTTGCGTTTTTGGCATGGGCCGTGCGTGTGCGCAACATGCCGCAAGCTGTTGTCAACCTCGTAGCATTAGCCATAGGGCTAGTAGGGTTATACAACGCTGTTGGTTGACGTTTTGGCTAAAGTGCGTTATAATACACACATAGCAACAAAGGAGCACACAATGAGAGACGCAATACTTGCAAAGCTAGCGGAAGTAGAAGAGATGCTGTTAGAGGCAACGCTGGACGGCGAGCAACTGGCAGAGATGGCAGTGTTTGAAGAAGTGACTGGGGCGTTGAACACGCTGACAGAAGCGGTTGACTACTACGTGGATTGACTGTATAATTAACACTTAAACAAACATTAGGAGCGAACCAAATGGACAAATACGAAATTGTAGATATGTTTGAGCAAAACTTTATGACCCGCAGTGAAGGCGAGACCGGCGTAAAGAACTTGGAAAACGTGTGCGAGATCCTGGGCTACGGCACGGGCTTTATGCGTAACCGTGCTATTGAGGAGTTCCTCACAGACAATCCGGGTGCTGTAGAAGCCCTGTTCCAGTTTATTACAGAGTGGGCCGTACGCAACTCCGACTGGCAAGCTGGCATGGAAGATGCTCTTGCTGAAGAGGGGTTGGTTGACGAGTAAGCCAAAAGCTGTTATAATACACACATCAACAACACATTGGAGCGAACAATGAAAGTATCACAACTCATCGAAGCATTGCAAAGCATGGACCCAACACTGGACGTTCACTTTAGCTACTGCTATGGCGACCACTGGCGCACAGAGGTGGCCCCTGCTGTGTCACACATTGACATGGGCATAGTGGGTTACAGCGAGTACCACCGTATGGACAAAGTCATCGAAGTTGATTATGACGACGAGGACAGCGCCGACGAGTGCAAGGGCAAACCCGTAGTTCTTATTGCTTAAGGAGCAGACATGATTACAGCAGACACACTAGAGGTTCTAACAGATTTTGGACCACAGTATCTAACCAGAGCCGCACAGGATGCAGGCTACAGAGGTCCTAACTTCACATCGTGCAAGTTCCTGGGCATCACTAATGGCGGCCAGTTCTGCTACATGGGTGTCTTCCAAGTAGAGGGCGGTACTGACAGCACAAAGGTCTTCCTTACATATGACCACACAGAGGATAAGGTCTTTGCAGACGTTCAGTTGACAGACTGGGCTTGATACGCTATAATATACGCTTACACAAACACACTAGGAGCACACAATGGGAACACGTTCAACAATCGCATTGGAATTCGCAGACGGCACAGTAGAGCAAGTGTATTGCCACTGGGACGGCTATCTCGAGCACAACGGCAAAATCCTTGCTGAACACTATTCAGATCCGTTCAAACTGCGTGACTTGATTGATCAAGGCAGCATCAGTTCGCTGGGCAAGGTTGTTGGCAATACACATCCTTTCAGCCCATTCGAAGGCGAGACACAGAAAGCACAGTACGAAGCGGCAATGGCAGCGGGTGCAACTACATTCTACGCACGAGATCGTGGCGAGGAGTTGCAAGTAGAGAAGTTCAACGACTTCCAGGACTACTTGGCTCATCACCAGTATGAGGAATACGAGTACATCCTACGCCGGGACGGCAACTGGTACGTTCAATGCCACGATGACGCCTTTGTTACATTAAAGTCTGCAATCGCAGACGAACAAGATCGAATTGCACAAGAGGAGACAGCAGAATGAGCAAGATGGCCGAACTAGCATACGATATCGAGCAACTATACATCGAGGGCCTGCATCCTACAAAGATTGCCAAAGAGCTCGACTGTCCGTTGACAGTGGTCTACGATTGGTTGGAATCATGTAGCTTGGAAGCAGATGTTGCGGAAAAGCCACAGGATGAACCTTACAGCCCTTACTTGGGCGCTTGACACTCTGGGCTTTTGGTTGTATAATTACTACATACAGACAGGAGCACACAGTGAAAATCATAATCAAAGTACCAAAGAAGCACAGAGAACACATCATCCTGTTCTGTACAGGCACACCTTTCCGGCAGAAGGTTGTGCAGAGCAAGATCCAATACCGTCGTCAACCCAAACACAAAGGACGCGAGCAATGAACGAACGAATTGATGAATTGTGGCAAGAGGCAGTAGACGCCACGTGGATTGATAATTCTAAGTCTGCTCACGAAAAGTTCGCCGAGTTGATTGTGCGGGAATGTAAAGAGAACTTTGGTAAAGTTTGGTATGAACAAGGTTTAGATATTCGTGGTGCAGAATTTGGTAAGTTTATGACACGGTTTGAAGAACATTTCGGAGTTGAAAAATGAACGAACGAATTAACCTACTGTTGGAACAGTCCGGCCTCCAGCCTTATTACGATGCACAAGAGGGCCAAATCGAAAAGTTCGCCCAGTTGATTGTGCAGGAATGTATGGAAGAAGTTATGACTTACCAGCATCACCGCAATCCTACTATACCGTTCATAGTAGAAGATATTAAAAAACATTTCGGAGTTGGTTGACAGGACTAGCCAATCCTGCTATAATACACACATGGACAACGCAAAAGGAAGCAAGATGAACAAACAATGCTACGTTAGATTCAACGAAGACCTGCATGTTCTCTACAATGATCGTTTCATCCGCGTGTCGCTGTTCACGTTCGAGGACGGCGGCCAACGATGCTGTCATTTGAGCGGGCCGGTGGGCTGGGAACTCAGCCACACAGGGTCCGAAGCTGACGGAAAGTTTGAAGAGCTGTTGGGCCTAGAAGAAGTCTCGTGGGATGACTTGAAGCGGCTGGGCTTCACACAATACGGTTGACAGGACTAGCCAATCCTGCTATAATACACGCATACACTAGGAGCACAAGATGATCGTACACAATGTTCAAGTCTACCCAGTCTATGCTGGTCATATCAATGATCACAAGGTCATCAGAGAGGAAGAGTTTAACTCCCGTGAGGATGCACTCATGTGGGTAGGATACTACAACCAGCATGAGCACTGGAACCAAAATGATTGGGCTGAGAACGGCAACGGCGTCGTTGCTGTCTACACTGGCATGATTGATACTGAAACAGGAGAGAATCTATGAACGAACGAATTCTAAAACTTGCCAAGCAGTCGGGTATGCGATCACCAGACTTGTTTAAACTTACAGTATCTCATATGTCCACAGATACCTTAGAAAAGTTCGCCGAGTTGATTGTGAAAGAATGTGTTAAATTACAATATAAAAATGTCGTAGTTGGTGGCGTGTCTGACTACAACCGGGGCAGGCGAGAATTGACGGAAGATATTCAAAAACATTTTGGAGAAAACCTATGATTGAGATCCAAGGATTTAGCCCTAAGCAAATGGCACTGGCAGACATCATGTGGGCCATCAGCACCAAGGAAGGTGTGGATGCGTTCATCGCAACCCTGCCAAAGGCAGAGCGCCGTGAGTGCGAATTGGTGAAAGAGATGTTGGTCCTGGCCTTCCTGGACGAGATTGTTAATACCCAGGAAGCTAGCATGGTAATTGACAAGTTTCGTCTTTGATGTTATAATACATACTTACACACAGCAACTAGGAGCAACAATGAAAGCACTACAGAACTTCGTAGACCAGAAGAATCACTGGAACTCATTCTTCAAAGGCGAGCAGTATGAGATTTCTACTGCCAAGGGTCGTCAGCGTGTCGCAGACATGATTGATTCGGCTCTGAGTCCAGAGAATCTCACATGCGATGGCGAACTCAGCAGAACAGAGGTCAACCGCCGCTACAAGGAATTGAGCACAGCGGCCCGGCAGTTGAAGAAGCTGGATCCAGCTGTTACCTTTTACGAATACGAAGGAGAGTTTTAATATGCCTAATTGGTGCAACAACTCGGTAGAGATCTACCACGCTGACCCTGCTATGATTGAGCGGGTGCGTAAAGGCTTCAACGACGGCGGCTTGCTCAGTGAACTGCTACCATGCCCACAAGAGCTCACAGAAACTGTGTCAGGCTCCATGGGTGAGGACAAGCGGGCTGAACACGAAGCACAGCAAGCAGCCAATGTTGAGAAGTATGGCTATGCCAACTGGTATGACTTCTGCGTGAACGAATGGGGCACCAAGTGGGATGTGGGTGCAGATGGCAACCCAGCACAGGATATCCCAGGTGGGTTGATGTTGGGATTCGAGTCAGCATGGAGTCCTCCAATCGGTGCTTACGAGAAACTGACTGACTTGGGTTTCACCATCCGTGCCATGTATTACGAGCCTGGCATGGCATTTGCAGGCATTTGGGAAGACGGCCAGGATGACTACTATGAGTATGGTGGACTAGACTCAGCAGGCATTGCTGAAGCATTGCCCGTGGAATTGGACGAGGCGTTTGGTATCAGCGAATCGGCGGCTGAGTGGGAAGAAGAGAATCAAGAGATTGATTTAGATGACGGCCTTAGTGCCATTAACGAACAAGAAGAACTAAAATGAAAAACACAAACCCTAATCGTGAGAAGAACATGGAACATGATAACCGCGAGGTCATTCGCCCTAAGACCAAGTTCTATGAGTACAAAGAGCTTGAGCAGGTGGTTGCCAACTGGATTAGGCAGAGTCAATCAAAATGAGCAGACTTGAATTGATTGGCAGGCCGTTCACGGTATTCGATCCAGAGAACAAACAGCATCGGCGTTGGTACTTTGAATTCGTCAAAAGCTCTACCTGGGGACAATGCCCAGTTCGATTTGTGGTAGCCGATGATCAAGGCGATTTGGTTACCATGATTCAACGCAGTTTGATCAAGTTCTATGTGGAGCGTGAGTTCCGCAAGACAGCAGTTCCGACTCCTTTGGTTCGCCAAAAGAGGAAGAAAGCGGTTGACAACTAACCCAAATAGTTGTATAATTAGAACATGAACAAGGCGTTCATGTTTTTTAACACACACATAAGAGGTATTTAAAATGGCTACAGATAAGAAGTTTACGGTTGCTGGTATTAGCAAACTCAATGGCGAGTACAAGGTTCGCTTTGCCAATGACATCATGCGTATCAAAGTGCTTGCAAAACACGGTCACGAAGACATTCGCCTGGCTGATCTCGAAGGCGAGTTCACCAAGTTGGATGCGGCTCGTGCTATCCTTGCATTGGAAGACTTTGAAGATGCAACTGCACAGGCAACCATCACAGAGTATATTGAAGACAATACGCCCAAGGCCAAGTCTGCTCCTGCTCCTAAGGCGGTTGCAAAAGCTGCACCTAAGGCCAAAGCAGTCAAGACAGCCAAGGTTACTGAAGACGAAGACGCACCATTCTAAGCTATCAAGCCCGGGCCTGTTGATATCGCCTGACTGTTCCTACATAGTACGCACAGTCTGCAACAATCGACTCCCCGGGCTTCTTAACACAACTGAGCAAAGCAATGACCAACTGGGTTCAATACGAAGTCTGGGCTGAAGACGACGATGGGCATCAAGAGCTTGTCGAAACCACAGCAAGTAAGAAGGAAGCATTGAGTGTGGCACAAAAAGCATTCAATGAGGGTGCGGGCATAGTTACTGTGCATGAAGAAACATCAGACGGCAGCTATGAGTTGATAAAAGAGTTTAAATAACACACCGGGCCCTTAGCTCATGTTGGTTAGAGCAGTGGACTCATAATCCATTGGTGCTGTGTTCGACTCACAGAGGGCCCACCAATTCCTGGCGTTCGTATAATGGATAATACAGGGGATTTCTACTCCCCTAATAGCGGTTCGATTCCGTTACGCCGGACCACTACAAGGATGATATGACTGAACAAGAACAACGAGATGCAGCAATGGCAGAGTTCCTAGCCAAGGGTGGAGTGATCCAGCAAGTGGCCAATGGAGTCAGTGGCCGTGTGGAAGGTGTATCCTACTCAGCTTGGGGAGCACCACGCAAAGCAGGGCGTCCAGCCGCAGAGAAGAGCATTGCACCAACTGAAGAACCTGAAGAAGACATGGACGAATAGTGTTGCGAAAACGCAACACATTTTTGGTTGACGCTCTGCCCAAGAGGCTGTATAATTAAGACTTAAACAGCAAACAGGAGCGAAGATGGGTTACAAAGTTCTAAACACCGTAGACAATATGCGTGACAACTATGGCCCACGTCCAGGACTAGAAGGTCCATTCAACTTCAGCGGCAGGGTTCTGTACTACGATCCTAAAGAAGGTCAGTACTGGGATCCCCGCAGTGACTTCTATGTCAGTCACTCAGAGTACTTCCAACTGGTTGGTTTAATCTAAGGAGAACACAATGACAGACTTTCAAATACTCATAACGGTGGCAGTGATTGCAGTCATCGTTGCCGTTAAGATTTGGATACTCACTAAGATTTAAGGAGCACAAAATGACAGGACTAGACTTTGCAGATATTCGCATAGGACGCATGTTCCACCTCAACGGTTGCGACTACGTCAAACAATCAACTCGCACAGCCCGTATGCTCAGCAACGGACGCATCTTTTACTTTGGCAAGACTGAGTACGTTCACCCTGCGGCGTGGTAGGATTGGTTGACAGGACTAGCCAATCCTGCTATAATACACACATGGACAACGCAAAAGGAAACGAAATGCTCAAGCATCAGATCAAGCACGTCAAGGCTGCTATTGCTACTGAATCCAAATATCGGGCCGCTGATGCCGCGGTGAAGAAGTTCCAAGATGCTGCCCAAGCCAACTACGACACTTCTGCTTTCGCTAACGGCTACTTGGGGTCAATGGTTGCGGGCATGGCAGCACAGCACCTGACTAAGGCGCAGTTCGCAGAGTTTTTGGTGGCAATGGAGCAGTCGGCAGCCAAGCAACAGGCCGAAGTGGATGCGAAAAAGAAGTACAAATTGGCTTGACAGGACTAGCCAATCCTGCTATAATACACACATGGACAGCAACACACTGGAGCACACAATGCAAGAATACACACTGACCCGCATGGAAGAACTTCAAAGCATCCACTGGGACATGTACAAGGATGCCTATAACTTCCGCCCACGGCATGTGGACACTAGCGGTTGGACTGAAGCCCAGTTCGAAGCTGAGTTCGAACAGTTGGCAGAAGTGATCCGCCGTGAAAGCCAACTCCGTGAACAGGCTGAGGACGCGGCTTCCATCGCGTTCGAAATGCGGATGCAGAGCCTGATGATGTCGGGTGCTAAGAGCTACGAGATGGCACTTCGTTGGGTCCACGAAGCTGAAGGCACCAGCGGCGATGACGAGTTCCTTGCTTGGACTTTGGACTTGCCCTACCGCTATTTTGCAGTTGACAAGGCCACAGTTTGATAGTATAATAAACACATAAACAGCAACAAGGTGATCCTCGTATGTAAGAACCCAGCAGAAATGCAAAAAGGGTTGTAACCAAGGGATCCTAAGAGAGTTCGGAGACTCTGCCCAATATGTAGTTAGGTTGACAACTTGCCAAAGTAGTTGTATAATAAACACTTACACACACAAGGGAGCGACCCAAATGACTACTATTAACTATGACCGTTTTGCCAGTTTTGACATTAACGAGTGCTGTGACCACTTTGACAGCGAGAAGCAGAGCAACTGGAAGAAGATAAACAAGTTCATCATTGCAGATGGACAAGAGTACGCCCACATTATGGAAACAGAGTTTGACTTTGAAGACACAGGTGATGGCGAGTACGAGGCCTTCCAAGCAGGCGTTAAGTATGCACTGACCAAGATGAACATTGCCTTTGAGGCCGCCGCAGTGGATCTCCAGGTATGCGAGGTGGACTTGGTAGAGAGCATGGGCTTTGTGCTGGTACGTGCAGACGACGAGCCCGAGGACTTTGTAAAACGAGTGCTTAAGAAGCCCGTTATGATGGTTGACAGCTGGGTCTAAAGCTGTTATAATTACTACTTAAACAACACACAGGAGCGAACCTATGTTAGCACAAGCAACAGTTATCACACAAGAAGCAGTTCAAAACGCTTGCAACGAAGCAGGCATCCAAGCCCGTACAGCGGCCAAAGCATTCCACGCCAAACACGGCGACAGAGATGCATGCGGCTTTGCGTGGGTCAACGTGTTTGGCGTTCGTTCAAACAGCAAAGTGGGCAAGTGGCTACAGGCCGCAGGCTTCCGCAAAGACTACACGGGTGCATTGAGCTTGTGGAACCCCAGCGGCTTCCCTACTCAATCAATCAGCATTTTGGAAGCGGGAGCAGATGCCTACGCCCAAGTGCTCAAAGACAAGTTGGGTCTGGACAAGGTCTACAGCGGAAGCAGAATGGACTAACCAAAATACATGACAGAGCCGCAAGGTTCTGTTATAATTAAATCTTTAAACAGCGTAAATAAAGGAACACAAATGGCTAAAGTCGTTACATCAAAGATGCTTATGGCACTACAATCAGAAGTTACCAGCAAGACTCTTGAAGTCGAAGCTGTGAAGAAGGATCTGTCTAAAGAAACGGATGAAGAGATACTGACTCGTTTGAGAGATCGTTTTGAGATCCTGGACGACATGACTCGTGCAGTTAAGAGCGGCAAGGTACGTGCTATGATTGTCACAGGCCCTCCGGGTGTGGGCAAGAGCCACGGTGTTGAGACTGTGTTGTCAAAGCACGATGTGTTTGCCAATGTGGCACAGGACGAGAAGCTGAAGAAGTATGAAGTAGTCAAAGGTGCTATGAGTGCCCTGGGCTTGTACTCTAAGCTGTATCACTACAAGGATGCCAAGAACATTCTAGTGTTTGATGACTGTGACAGTGTGCTGTTGGATGACTTGAGCTTGAACATTCTTAAGGCAGCATTGGATACATCCAGCAAGCGTATGATCCATTGGAACACTGACTCACACCTATTGCGTCGTGAAGGCGTGCCAGACAGCTTTGAGTTCAAGGGCGGTGCTATCTTTATTACCAACATCAAGTTCGATCACGTTAAGTCAAAGAAGCTCCGCGATCACTTGGAAGCATTGGAGTCACGCTGCCACTACTTGGACCTTACTATCGACACAGAGCGTGAGAAGATCCTACGCATTGAGCAGGTGGTTAACGAGTGCGGTATGCTGGACAAGTATGAGTTCGAACCCTACCAAGCAATGGAGGTAGTGGACTTTGTTAAGGCCAACGTGCATCGCCTGCGTGAGCTGAGCTTGCGTACAGTCCTTAAGGTAGCTGACTTGAAGCATGGCTTCCCAGACAAGTGGAAGGCAGTAGCAGAGGTAACGTGTATGCGTAACAGCCGTTAAGCTGTACGTGTATGCAGTACAGTAAGCAGCCACTAAGAGCTGTGCTGTACACAAGGTCTCGCCAACGATTCGCTCCCGGCAACGAGACTCCTAGCCCGGAAGGATGTCCGGGCAGTGTGATCCCTGACAATAAATCCGATTCGCTCCCGGTATGTCAGGGATTCTTTTTGATTAAAATATCGGTCGGGGCATGCAAAATAAAAAAGATTTCGAGAGGGGTGGGGGACTATACAAATGATTTACTGTTGTATTTTTACAACAGCGCATGCAAAATCAACTCACCATAGGTGCCAAATCACCCCACCAAAAGCAAAAGTACTTCTCTATATTTTTTTACGCACAAGAAATTTGCGGAGCAAAGGACCCATTCGGGGACTTCAAACTAACCCCGTATAGTGCGTAAGTACTGCTCAAATTTTTTCTGCGTATATTTTTTTTGAACCTTACAACACCATTCTCGCTATAAATACACTGTATGAAAATTATTGAAATACTTGAACCCACTGCGGAGCCCACAACCACTGCCACACCCACAACTCCCGCTAAGAAGTTTCAAGATATTGCCACTTTGCAAAAGGATCCTGATGCACTGGTCAATACTTGGGCACCACGATTAAATCAATTGCAAGCACGTTGTAACAGCATGTTAGCCAGACTCGTTCAAGCAGCTGGAGCACCATGGGCGAAAAAGCTAGCAGGCACTACTATCACAGTAAGAAGCACTGATCAGTACGTACAAGCCAATGCACAGGATCGTACTATTATCATAGACATTACAGTGTTTTGGGACGCACCAGATGCCACACTGGCAGTGGCCATAGGACATGAACTTGGCCATATTGCACTGGCACACATAGGTGCACCAGCAACACCTGCAGTTTCACGTAAGGATGAGTTTGATGCTGATGACTTTGGTATTAAGCTGGCCAAATTACTAGGTTACAACACTGCTGAATTGTTCAAGTTCATGCACAGTAAGGAAGAGTATGATTGGACTAACTTTGTATCCAGCATGCCCAATAGTACGCATCCAAATTATCAACAGCGTATTGATCGTGCTAAGAAGGCAGGGTTTAAATTATCCAAGGGCGGACAACAACAGATCAACGCCCTACAACAGCATTTGGCCTAGTATTATACTTTAGGCCCAGCTTACTGTTACTGTGGTAAAACTGTCGTTATTGGCATCGCTTTTGGTTACCACATATCCATAACGCACCATTAGTGCAGTAAACTCAGTTTCATTGGCTGCTACTCCGCCTTCCAACGCACCACCATCAAAACCACTGTAACTACTGTAGTTGAATACCTTTGTGCTGTAGCCCTGTGTTGCCCTTGTGCTAATAGTGGTAATTACCGTGGCATATTTTGCAGCCAGTGCGTCGTCGATTTCAGCTTGTGAAGCTGAGTCCACCAATATTTTCATATTGGCTGCTAGGGGTATGCTTGCGGATATGGTTGCCATAGAATTCTCCAGTACTGTATTTAAAGGATTTGGTGAGAGTGATAATGTGGGCTGTTAACTGACCTAAAATCTGCTTTCCGATTTTGCGCTTCGCTGCTACTTCGTAGCAAGAACCAGCGGGTGCCTAGATGCTGTCTACCAAAGCAGTAATGTATCGTTCATAGGCACGCTGTTCATCAGGTTTCATTATGTGTGAAGGCCAAGGCTGTTTGCCCGCATTGATAACGCTCAGGGCTGGTTGACCCGACATCATTTCTCCTGCCAAATTTCTCACATCGCCTATGGAGCTGTCCAGCACATGGGCCACACGTGCCAGTTTGGCATTGCCATAATACGTATTGATCATTTCTTCTGTCCAACCTTTGTTGAACCAGCCTTTGGCACCAATGCCAAAGAACGGATACCATTTGCCCACAGGCACTCCGGTTTTGCCACCACTGCCTGTGCTCACATAAAACGGAGCAGCAAAACCATCTATGTCCACCACCACTATGGGTCTAGTACCTATCTGCACTATTTTATCCTGTGTGCCCGGAAGATTGTGCAACTGCAATCCAACCCTTTCTGCTTGAGCTGTTTTGGCGGCCAGTGCAGGAAAGGTATCCAGTCCGGCTGTGGATTTGGGTGTGGTGTATATGGGAGTGGGTCTAGGAGTTTGATCAGGATCACGAGTGGGCGTGGGAGTTGCACCAGTGGGTTTGGATGTTTGACCAAGATCCGGCCGTGTGGGAGTGGGGGTTGCACCACTGGGCTTGCCCATTACGGGATCTATACGGGGCAGTTCTTTTGGCGCTTGTTTGCCAAATAGACCCAATATCTTGGATCCAATTCCTTCGCTGATTATTTCATGTACTCGCATGCAATATTTATGCGAATTTACTCAGTGGGCTTCTTGCGACGGTAGTATTGATAGTTAACTGTGGTATCGTTGGTTTGATGCACAGTGGCACCGTTCTTGGTGTGGAATCGGCGTGCCATCTCAGTCTGGGGACTAAGTGTAACAATATCGTCCACATCCTTGTAGTCCTTTAGAATCCATTCTGCGGCTTCCTTGATCAAGCGGGCGCCTGCACCTGGTGCGTAACTCCAAATGGTATAGAACACTGCCACACGTTTGTCCTTGTCCATGGTGACCAAATCTTCTTCGCTCTTGGGAATAGTGCTGAGCCATTGCATGCATGTGGCCGCAAGTATTTCCTCGCCTGCTTTCAGTATCAAGATTTCAGCTGCTTCATTTATACGCTGTTCAAGTGGAATGTGGGGTCGTACCGGATCGTCCTTGATGCAACTTGCTCTAGGATCTTTCGGATCAGTTATGCGTATGAATTCCATGGTCATTATATGTGTACTTATGTCTTTTGTCTTAAAGTTGTGTTACAGGATGATTACACATCATCCTGTGGTAAGTTGTTCAGTAAATCTCTTAGCTTGCTACTTTCGACCTGTGCTTTGATTCTAGGCTTGCCCAGGTCAAAACCTTCCGCAGGTGTGGCACGTTCCCATGCAGGTTTGGTTTCATCTGTTACAGTTTGACGGGCTTTGATACTGCTTAACAAACTGGATCCTGCACTGGCTTGTCCAGAACCATATGTATCTTCTTGCTCACAGTCTGTGATACGCAGTGTATCAATATTAAAGTCCAGATCAATCTTTTGACCGACACCACTGCTGGAGCGTGTCTTCATCAGCTGAATTTGATACTTGCCACGTTCACGCATAGCACGACTTGTAAAAATACCAAACACGTTATCTGCTGTTTGAATCTTGGAGAGCCCGCCCGATATGTGGCTGTGGTCAAACTCAATTTCTTCCACTGCTCCACGATTCAACTGCGCCGCAGTAACGAATACACATTGCTTTTCCACTGCTAGATTACGTAGTTCTTCACTAACATACTTGTCCTTGACAAACAAGTTTTCTGCACTGATCTTCTTGCTCAAGGGCATTAGCAAGTCCATGTAGTCAACTAGCAATACATCAATCTTACGGCCCATTTTGATTTCATACTCTTTCATATAAGCACGAATATCATTGGCTGTCTTACCACTTGGCATGTACTTGACTTGGAACTGTCCAGATTTCTTGCCAATCATTTTGACTTTGATCTCAACGTCATCGATGTTCTTGAAAATCTCTCTTGTAGGGATTCCGGTTATCATTGCATCCACACGCATGGATACAAGTTCTTCACTCAATTCTAATGTGAGATACAGTACGTTAAGTCCAGATGTTGCATAGTTAACACCTAAGTTAGCTAGGAAAAGACTTTTACCAGCGCCACTACCACCAGCCCAGATATTAAGTTCCCCGCGATTAAAACCCCCAAATAACTTATCGTCGACAGCTTTCCAACCTGTTGAAATTTGTCCATTCTTGTCCTTGATCCTCATCAATCGTGCTCTTGGGTCTTTGAAATAATCAGTACCCATGTCTCTTTGTAATCCAATCTGTACCGCTTGTTTGATTTTTTCTTCCACTGGACCGTACTCACCTTTTTCCAGCAAATCTGCCGATTCTAGAATAGCACGTTCCAGTCCTTTGTGGCGGGTAAACGTTTCAAAGTCGTTGAGCAACCATTCAAAGTGTTCTTCACGTAGTTCTGTTGCTGCCTTGAGATTACTGCCTGTTGCCGCATTTAGAATGTCAGGCGTGGGTAACACATTGTTCTCACTTACATATGCAGTAAGAAACTCCGCTGGCTCACGTAGCTTACGGTCGAATAAACTGCTGTCAAAAATACTTTGGCAGCGTACAAATGTGCCTGCATCTGCCAGCATCATTTCCAAGTAGACTTTCTGGATGTCATATCCATAGTCCACGTTTTGTCTTGCTTTTTTATCATCTGTCATAATGTATTATACGCTCTTTAAACTTTAATATCAATGTGTTTGACTGGATCCCACGGATAATCCTGCACTCGATTTTTTGTATGATATAACACGGCGCCCATGCTACTACTAGGATCGCCAGGGTTAGGTAAACTCCATATGTACTTAAACTGTGGTTCTACTTCGTTACGATTGGCCTGACTGTTCATAGCACAACCGCCCATATAGACTAAACAGTCTGCATTAGTTAATGTCTTAGCCAGACGCATTATCTTGCCTACTTCTATTTCAAAACGCTCTTGTACTGCGGCAGCAAGGTCGCATTGTAGCTGTAACGTCTCTAATTTATTGTCATCCCAATGCCCAACTCCTCTATGAAAGTTGTATTCTAAGTCAACTACTCCTGTTCCAAAGTAGTTACCTACTGTTCTTCTAAACAAGTAAGGATTACCTTGTTCTGCCATTTTCTGTAATAAGTGTTCGTCTTTTATTGGAGTTAACCCAATAAACTGAGTAAAGGCACTGTAGAACAATCCTAAACTATGTGGGTAACTTCTACTCCACACTTTCTTCATTTCGCCGTGACTGCAATTCCAAATTGTAGCACATTCAAACTCACCGATAGCATCAAGCACGACAACAGCACAGTGATTAAAAGGGCTGGTATAATAACCTGCCGCCGCGTGACTAGCATGGTGTGGAGTGTACGTAATTGGTGCATAATGTAATCCTGTTCTTTGTGTATAGTTATTTGGTAAGTTGCTTATATCCATGGCAGTACGATATTGTCCAGCATAAATTTGTCTTGCCTTCTTTACCCACGGACGTTCATACCAATATATGCGATCCGGTGCACCACCATAATTTAATGCCTTAAGTTTAATCTCGCTAGGTATTTCATCTTCGTGTGAAACATCCAAACTTATTAGTCTCTCGTCCTTAAACACTGCAAGGCTACTGCCGTGATTAAGTGCATTAATCCCCCAGTGAATCATTTGTAGATAAATGGATCACGTTTGCGTAATTCTTCGAGCCGTTCTTTAAAACGTTTGCGTTCTTGATACTTGTACCAAGGTCGTAATAAAAAATCAATTATTCGTTTCATGTTCTTCCTTAAACCATTTCTTTGCCTTAAGTTGTATCTTAAGGCTGTTGGATTCTTTAGCGGATGTTATTAGGTATAATGTTGCTAGTCTACCTAACTTAACTACTGCATCGTTTACATCTTTAATGCCTTCGGGCCAGTTGGGCATACTTACTGACCAGCCATACTCTAATGCTTGCTCTATTGTCTTAGGTCCTTCGTGATCTCTATCGGGAACAAGAACAATTTCCCTACCCAATTGCTTGAGTAGCCAGTTTTGGCTGTCTTTAATCTCAGCACCTAACAATGCACATCCATCAATACTTATCGCGTCAAACGGGCCTTCACATACAATTACGAAGTCTCGATTATTTGCTTGCCTATCTAAATTAAACACATATCCCGGTTGTTGCTCACTGATGTACTTGGGTTTAGTGTCGCCTATGGCCCGAGCTGTGTAACCCACAATGACATTGTCTTTGAGGAACGGTATGATTACTCTATTGCTAAACCCTATTTTAGGTGTCCAATAAAATGGATAATCTTCGAGATATAAACTTCTACTTGAAAGATATTCAAGCACAGGAATGAGCTTTTCCGGGATATGGTCTAAACTTGATATAAGTTCGCTATCCAAAGGCATTGCTCTAGGTTCAAACTTGGGTACTATGCTTTGTATAATTGTATTGGAATTGTCATTAAGACGCAGTGCTTCTAGCTTTAATTGGCTAATAGTATCATCGCCCATGTTGAGCAATTGCATGAACTTGTTCATCTTTTGACTAATAGTTCTGCCGGGTTGCCAACTGCATTTGAACTGGCAATTAAAACAATGATAGCTTACTGCATCGCCACCGTTAATAATAAAGCCGCCACGCTGTCTTTTATCGTCACAGCAAGGGGCATTAAAACTTATCCATCCGCTTGGAGTTTGTTTTCTTTTACCAGGTAAGTATTGTAGTAGTGTGTCTGCTATTAGGCCCATGCCTAATTATACTTAATTTACCACTACTTTGTCAACAGTTCCGGTTGGACTAGCACCATATAGTCCAAGTAATGTTGGATCTAAATATGTCCAGACTACTCTAAAATAATTGTAATCACCAACTGGCAATGTAAACGATTGAGTAAATGTTCCAGTACCTACTGGAGGTGTAAATGTAACTAATTTTACACCATTACGATTAAATGATTCTACACTAATGGTAGAATCCTTGGTTGCTTCAATATACATCTCACCGGTATAATCGGTATAAGTTATATCAAATGACATTTCAGTTGTTGGTATAGCTTCGTAAAATTTACAAGGAATAGCACTGGTATGATTTTTTACATTACCCATCAAATCAATTTCACCGCTGAATCTATCGTAAACTTTCTCATTCCTAAATGTTGGCATTGCATCTCCAACTAATTCAAATTTGCCCACTGCTCCGAATCTACTGTCAGCATACAACATAACATCGTTGCCATCTTTAAGGGCAGTAACACTGTATTTTAAATATTGGCTGGATAATTCAGTTAAATCTTCTTGAGGAATAGTAACAGCGGCAATACCTTTCAATGCAGTTGGAGTAACAGTGTATGGACTATTTTCTAAAGCATTTCCTTGAGCATCCATTATGTTTAATTCTATCTGAGTCAGCGTGGCCAAATCGATGCGTTTTTGATCTGCGTTCTTTATATCGAACTCAATGGTGTTATCGATGCCATTATATATTTTTACATTTCTCTGATACACGTTTGTATACTCCACAGTAAATCCTGCCAAATTGGCTAATAGTTCAACTCTATTAGGATATAAATAACTTGAAATTTTTTGCATCTGACAGGACCTTTATATACTATTTATGGCAAAACTAAGAGACGATATCGAACAGAAATTACCCTTTATATCCGTGTTAAACTACGGTGAGGAAGAATACGTGGGCATTATTATAAACCAGGATCAATTCGTCACAAGTTTTTATGACCTTAATGCCATTAAGACTGCTGAAGAGAAAACATTGTTCTTAGAAATAGGCGAAACATGGTGGTGGGAATCAAATAGACAATTTCCCATCAACATATTCTGCAGAGAAATGATACACCCATTCCACTATGCTATCAAAACATTCAACAGCAAAGATACACGATTATTGTTGGGCCCGTGTGTAAATCTCATGAACTTGACTCTCAAACGTGTGAAACGCAAGAGTGTACAGTTAGTTCGAAAGGTTCGTTAAATTTTCACAAATTAGATTCATTTGCACAACAATCACGTGTGCGTATGCTATAGAATGACTGTGTTTGAAAAAATACTCATCATTCTCTGGTTTGGTCCAAATCTCCGTCATCACTGTCGTCCAATCTTTCCCAATCAGGTAACGTTTTGCCGGACGTATCATTGCCAACACTGCCGCTAACTGTTCTATAGATCCAGGTTTCATTTGTCGAAGAATAGGTCCATGCCCATTCACGTGGAACAAATTGTTCACGAAGTCGTCTTCCAAGAGTAAATCCCATAGTGGTTCAGTCTCCAATAATTGAGTCAAATGCTCTTTGCTTTTAACACCATCATACACACTAACATTTAAAAAATCTATTTTAAAATAACCTCTATCTTCTGCTGTTTTATAATCTATAGTACTTATTCCTGTGATAGGATTGTACGGAATACTAGTGCAATATACTCCAGTATTGTGTTTTTTAAAAATACCCTTGTCGTCAATAGCCGCAACCACGTGCTTGAATTTTTTCAAAGCAATTGATCTATCAGCAAAGTCAATATCAACATCCATTATATATTACTCTCTCTAACTACTTCTTTAACCAACGCAACATCTGCTGGAAGTTTTTTAAATTTACTCATCCAGAATTGGAGATCAATAGTTGATCCAATTGCTGACAATTGTTCATCATTTAATTTACGCAACATCTCTTTACCGCTATTGCTATTTAAAATTAGCCACGGACTCACTTTTCCATCTTTAATATCATAACAAGCACGACTTAAACTAACATATAGAAAGTAATGATTCCATTGTGCATTATTATCATCACCCCATTTCATCATGTGTGTAATGCTACGTTGTAGTGCAGTTTCTACTGTTTCGACCCGGATAAGATCAAGTACATATTTTTCGTAAAGTTCATCTCTACACCATTGATCCAGTTTAACGCCGCTAACCACCACG